TTCACTTGATAAAATTTCTTTGGTGGTTGGCAGGTTTGTCGGTATTGTCTCTGGTGTTACTTCTAACCCTTCCTCCTTTGAAGATGATTTTTCTTCTTCAGCAGAAGATTCCGAAGCTCCCAGACCCGACTCTACCTGTTCCAGACTTGGAAGAAGTAGAGGGTCTAAATATGGAACGTCTGCCACAGGTGGATAAAAAATTGTTTTAGGCGGTACTAAACTTTCTGGTATATCAATTTGTGGATAATCCAATTACTCCCAGTTGACTAATTTTTTCGCTGCTGCTTGTTCGTCTGCGGTCATTTCGGTAAGAGTAACAGAATCATTAACCCAGTTAGTAGGGTCAAAGTTTGCTTCCGCTACAACTATTCCATACTTTAAATCTGTTGTATCGTTTTTAAATGGGTCAGATAATTTTATCCAGTTATCATCTTTGTTATCATTAGCTTTTTTCTCCATCATACCTACTCCGTTAGAAGCAGATTTACCTGTTAGTTCATGCTTAAACCATTTTACAAATAATGATTTGTTTTCTAGGAAAGGTTTTCTGTGATTCATAGTACTATCCGTTTGTATCTAGTGTAGCCCAAGTTGGAGGAGTAGTACTATAACCAGAATCATTATAGTTACCTCTTTGATACCAAGAGTTTTCTCCACCTTGTAATACGTTACCATCTCTACTCATAACAAACCAACCATTTTCTGTACCATTACCAGTATGAACAAATCCACCTTGTAAGATTTGTGAAGGCTGATCAGGCCAGTGAATGAAATAAGGAACCCAGTGATCTTGGTATCGTAGATAATGCTGATTATCATTTTCAGCAGCCCTACTTGGTGTGTAGTTCCAATAGCCACAGATAAACATTGAACCATGCTCATCTACTAAAACAACAGAGTTATATGTATTCTCAGGTGTACCTCTAGGAATAATCTCTACTATCTTTCCTATCTTCATTTTCTTTTCATTACTACCGCCATCTTGGAAACTAGCCCAGTTACCTATAGCTTCGTTTGGTCTATTGTTATCTCCACCATCTTCGTAATCTCCAAAGTCAGAGAATAATATTTCTCCACCAAACCAACCATTGCCCTGTGCAGGGTCGTTAGTGTGACTATTAGGCGATATGTTAGTTCCTTGTATTCCATGATAGTTAGAAGCAGTAGCATATATTTTTTGCTCCATACCAGTAGAACCGCCATCTGTTATGAACCATAAAGTTGAATACCTGTTATTAGTAGATGCCATATAGATAACTTTTTGGTCATCACTATTCCATAGAGTACTTGAGTTAGTAAGTAGTCTAGGCATACCATTAGTTCCTGAACCGCTAGAGTCATACACACCTGTTTGTTGTCCGTAATCTCTAAAGTAACCTGCGTAATAAACTTTACCTTCGTCTGTTAACCACCATGTTCTACCTTCTGCATCTCCATCTTGGTTCATCATTATATGAACTATCTTCTTGCCATTTAAAGGAGAACCGCTAACTGCTGTTACTTCAGCAAAATCATTTCTAGAAGATGTGTTATTTAATCCAAGCTGACCTTGATCTCCATAACCTGTTGCCCAACACTTACCTGATTCAGTAATAACCATAGTATGTGTATATCTATAGCCACTACACATTACATACAATATTTTCTCTCCATTAAATACACTAGAAGGTACTCTTTTTGCGTAGTAATTTCCGTTAGTAGTTCCATCTCCTAACTGTCCATATCCGTTGTAACCCCAACTGTATAAATTTCCATCTATATCTACTGCGTAAGTTGAGCCATAATCGTAACTGCTAGTATCTTGAGTATGAGAGTGAGTAGTTACTATCTGTTTAATTTTTGGAAAGTTAGCATCTTTTAATTCAGATGTACTTTCGTCATACCATTTCATAGGACTTTGAGCAGGGCATCTATCTCTAGTACCTCCATCTCCCATTAATCCATATCCGTTATAGCCTGCAAACCAGACCATACCATTTTCATATAAGAAATATTTAATACCTCTATTTCCTACAACCTGCATAAGTTTTGGAAATCTATGAACTATGTTTCCGTTATCATCTAACATATCGCAACTATTGCCAAGCAAATCTGTAAGAAGATGAGCATAGTTAGTATTACCTGCAAGTGCCTGTCTTAACTTATAACCTTGTACTCTACTTCCTGCTGAAGGATACCATCTAGTTCCACTAGCACAATCTTGTCCGTCATATCCCATACCACCACCATAGGTATAATCATAACTTCCGTTATGCCACATATTACCACCACCCATATATTCTCTATTTGCTATAAATCCATATTGCCTATAAAAACCACCAAACCCTCCAAAGATTAATCCTCTACCTACTTTCTTCAAGTAATCAGGCAACGCCCATAATGATTCAGTATATGTATTACCAATCATATTAGCGTAGTTAGTAAACTGTAAAATACCTGCTGTCTTTTCTCTATAGTTATCTTTTATTGAAGTTAATGCGTTCTTCTCATTAAAGTCTCCACCTCCATAAGAAGGTACAAAAGCTCTATCTCTAATACTGAAAGTTAAAGAATCTCCTCCTCCGTTCTGATCTTCTAAACTTAATGTTTGTGGAGCATCATCAGGAACAGTAAAACTTATAGCTCCTCCATTAGTAACAGAGGTTGGGCTGACACCTTTTTCATAACGACCACCTGTAAGAGTCGGGTTATAGTTTGAGTCGGCAGTATCTTTTATTGAGTAAGTTCTTTGGTTTGCAGGTAGTGTAAATGTATAAGTCTTTCCTTTTGAAAGTTTTACAGCAGTACCTTGTGTTGGCGATCTATAAATAACAGGGTGTTGCTGTCCTCTAGTAAAGTTAGTAGCAAAAATACCATCACTCATACTTGAATGAGCAGAGCAGAAATATCTTAAAACATACTGAGAAGCAGGTGTAGGAACCCATGTTACTGTTGCTCCTGCCTGACCTGCTGTTCCTGATCTTGTTATACCCATCTCAGCTTCAACAGCAACTTCTGGATAAGAACTACCTGTCCAGTGCCTAAAAGCAAAAACATGACCTGTATTACTAGCGTCACTAACATCAAAGATATATTGTGACCCAATCTTTATATCTAGTGTAGGTCTTTCAACAGTTCCAGAAAGACTACCTCCACTTATGTGAAACTGATTTTGACTTCCTACTTGGGCTACTGTAACTGTGTAAGTAATTGATTCATAAGTTTCTCTCTCATCTCCTAGTAGCCATCTGACCATACCAGTGCCAAGTGCATCTCCATTACCAGTAAAAGGAGCATAGTCAAAGTTTTTATCGTTTGGTAAATCTTGGTCTGGTTTTTCTATTACTTTTAAAGTTTGGCCTTTCTTACCTATTGGTAATCTTACATTTGCTATTCCGTCATTTTCTCTCGTTAACAAGTCGCCACTTGTTGTTAAGACATCAGCAGGGTTGGCAGGAATTAAAACTGTCCAAAGACTTGTATAACCTACTGCTGTAGGACTAAAACTATTTACATTATTATTTCCAGTACCTATAAATAAATATTTTGCATTTTGCCAATCAACTAAATCTCCTTTGTAGTAATTAGTTCCACTTTGCCAAGCTCCTCTGTAATTAATACCGAGTGCCATCAAATCACAAACACTGCCAAGATGTGTATTTTGAGGTGGTGTTCCTCCGTTTGCGTTTACATCTGACCTATAAACATAAGTTGAACCTTCGTAATAAACTACATCATCTTTTTTGTAGGCAGTGCTATTGTTCCACTCCCCCATGAAGTTAAACTTAAGTTTGCCTAAATCAATTTGTGCCATAATTAAATGTCAAGGATAAGAGTGCCAGTGGAGTCAAAACTAATAGCAGGAATACCATTTGAGTTTAGTATATCTTCTCCCAAGAAGAAAGCATGACTTGCCCCATTTTGGTAATAATCTTCTGTTTTGTAAACCTTTTGTGGGGATAATTGATCTCCTGCGGTGCTATATTCCAGTACTAACATTCCATCATCTTCACGTTTAAAACCTAGAAATACTGAAACTCTAGCTAAATTTTGAGCAATACCTTTTGCAACATTAGCTTCATCTCTATAACCTTTCGCTTCATTTGCAAAGCCTTGTGCGTCATCTGCGGAGTCAGATGCTTCTTGTGCTTTAGTAGTTGATGTAGTAACAGCAGATTGAGCATTTCCAATACCTGCGTCTAGTTGCCCTTTTGTAACAGCGTCACTTGCATTTGTTCCATCTCCTAAGTTTGTTATTTTATTACCGCCTGAATTGACTTCTCCTGTTAAAGGTAACGAGCCATCTCTCTTTAAAAATAAATCTGTATATGCTTTGTTTGCAACATCTGTGTCACTGACAGGAGCTTCTACACCACCTATTCTTTTTCCGTTAGCTGTTAGATGTTCTCCGTCTGGTACAATTCCTGCTGCTGCGTCATCTGCATTTTCTTGCTGTGCAAATAATACTTGTCTTAATCCTGTATCAAGATCAAGCTCTGTAAGAACTGAACCATCTTGAAAGTCAACAACTGGCAAACTAATATCAGTATTTCTTTGAAACTTAATCGCAACACCATTTGCAGGAGCAGTGACAAAAGTTAGTTGTTGACCTGTAATCGTATAGTCAGTATCAATAGTTTTGACTACTTCATCTAGTGTTACAGTTATTCCTAGAATGGATATGTATGAAAAGCTAATAGCAAAATTAACTTCAGTTCCGTTTCCTGTGTGATTAGTAAACGTGTTGGTGTTGTTGACAGCCATAGTTAGCTAATAAGAGACTTGGCAGCAAATTGTTCTAATAGACTATTTGAGCTTACTTCTACTATACCTTGGAATAATTTATTATTTCTATCTTCATCTCTAAAAAATTTATCTCTTTTTTCTTGATCTAATACTTTGCTGTTTTTTATCCACCACTCTTTAGCAGAAGTTTTGTAATCATTATGTATTTCTTGTAAGCCTTTTTTTAATATTTCTCTAGCTCTATACATTTGATTTATTCTGTCACTATTACTAAAATCATCTTTTGTAAGTTCATTTATATCTTTACCTTCTACGTTTGCAATAACAGCTTTTATATTAATATCCATTTCATTCAAGTCCATCTTCAAAGCATTACCTCTCATTAGCTGTACGAGAATATCATTCTCTTTTATATATCTGTCCATAGCGTCATACATTCTTAATTTCAATGTACCTTTTCTAAACTTCGCAGTATTGTAAATTAAGTCAGCAAGCTCTTCGCTATTCAATCTCAGTTCATTATCAAAGTTATCATCACTTAATAACAAATCATTAGGAGCAGCAAACTCTCCTCCTGTTTCTTGTAGTACCGATAGAACAGGGTCATTGTTAGACACAGTAGAGTATGTCCAACCATCTAACAATGGATTCCACTCGTCTTTACCAAAGCCAACAGGTATCTCTACAAACTTACCTGTTATGTGATTTTGTACTGGTCTTGCAAATCTATCTCCATGAGGAGTAAGACTTGCTATCTCATTAACAAGTCTAGTTGCAAATATCATAGGGTTATAATCTCCTTGGAATTGCCCTTTAGTTATTTTTTTATCAACACGAATATTGCCATCTCGGTTTTGTCCAAAAGCACCTGAGTTAATAGCACCTTTAATAAACTTACCTGTACCACTAAAGGGTACTGCTATTTGAGCAATCCTTCTAGTTACAAATGCGTTCATACGAGAAGGGTCTTCAAATAAAGGTATAAGTTCTGCTATGCCAGAAAGAAATGTTTTATCTACTAAGTTGTCATACATAGCAGCTTGCATAACCTGATACATAGTTTCTTTTTCTAACTTTTCTGCTTCTGTTAAAAATGGAGCTATTCTTGCAAAGTCAGCAGATAAAGCTAGATAACTAGCCCAAGGTTCAAGTCTTTTATAACTTACATATTTATATTTAACTTTTCCATCTGCTCCTCTTACATAGGTAACTTCTGAGTTTTCTCCTTTTTGTAAAATATAATCTAAAGGATTTCTTGATCGTCTTGAACCTTTTGTATTCAATGGGTCAACTTTTCCGTATTTAGCTATCTCTTCTTCAGTTGCAAGAAATCGAAAAGAATATGGTTGAAAACCAGTTGCGAGCATCATCTCTCTTTGCTCTTTATTTTTAGGTAAACCTCCTGTAATTGCTACTCCTGCTTCAGGGTCATTGATTGAGAAAGCAGCAGCTATACCACCCGCCCAAGCAGCACCACCTAAACGTGTTCGACCTATAGCTATAGCTCTTACACTTTTATCTTTTGATG